CATCGCTGCCGCCCACTCGCGCTCAACAGGGCTTCCATGCTTGGGCATCGGGAATAGGTCACGCACTTCTGCAAGAGCGGCCAACAGATCACTATCTTCAACTGGCTCGGCCTTTGGCTGCGCAGGATGCTCGTAAACAGGCATCCCGTAGTCGGTAACCCGCCATTCGCCATTGAAGCAAGTGACACGGCAGACGGGCGGCTCCCCCGCTTCCATCTCCGCAATCACAGAGCGCAGGTCGGTGATGGACTGGTCTGATGCTTTTGAAAGCGAAGGCATCATCGTCATATCAAGATACATGCGGCCTTGGCTAAACACAGCCTCTGTGCACTTCATGTAGTTGGCTGATTTTTCCAGCGCTGCCAGCGCGGCCTTTAGTTTGGTGATGGTGGTCATGCTTCGATCCATGTCTGTGTGAGTGAGTCCCAGCAAACACGCTGGGGGTTCTTGATGAGGTAGCCGCCAACAACGTCGTCCATCGGATCGTTGAGGCGGTAGAAAGCGTCTGGGTCCACTGACGGTACCGGCATATGCTCATGCTCGGTGAGTTCGATCAACACGTGACGCCGCCCGTCTTTCAGGGTCTTGATGTGTTTGACTTTCACGTCTTGCTCTCCAGTGCTGCGGTGAGGGTGGTGATGGCAACATTTGATTTGGCAAGGCTTGCAAGCTTTCCTTCAAGCTCTGCATACGCATCAGCTAATTCAAGAATGCGGCTCATATTTCAAGCCTCCGAACCAAATCTTGCGCTGTTGCAGTGAGCGACCTGATCATGCGTGTAGCCATCGCAATCATATTGACCATAGGAACATCAGGACCGTGTTGTTTATCCTGCTCCTGAGCGACTTGTGGGGACTCCGGACGTATCACAGGGCCAAGCCTGTTACGTAATTCGTTCAATGTCTCGCCAAGCAAGTACAAATCTTTTTCCATTTGGGCTACTGCTTGCGGAATAGCGCGGTGGCCTATCTTTGGGTCTTCAGAGCCTAGCTTGTCTCGGTTGGATGCAGTTGGGTTGTACGTTTGACCGTAACGTGCGTCACCGTAAACTTGGTTTTGTGCAGACATGTCTCCGCAGACTGGACCGCCTACTGAATCATAAATACTCATGGTGTTCCTTTCAGTGCAGTTGTGAGTGCGGTGATGGCGGTATTGCACAGCTTGCCTTTGCCTGCCACGCTGTCTAAAGCCTCCAGCGCCTGCTGTGCGGCATTCTCAAGCGCCGCAACAGCAACTTCCAATTCGGCTCTAGTTTCTTCGCGCTCTTCGTAATTGGCGGTGCGCCACCGGCCTGCCAGCTTCATAATATTGCTCATTTGCTTTCCTTGAGTGCCGCAGTGAGTCCAGCAGCGCCCATCAATGCCATGGTTTCAAGTTGCTCAACCAGTTTTGATGGGCTTTTGGATACAGGACGCGCCCATGTGATCTTTTTGAACTGCTCCAGCGCCTGCTGTGCGGCTGCTTCCAGTTCACTACAATACTTCTCAAGCTCTCTGGCGTAGCTAACAAAGCTGTTGTATTCGTGCTCTATTGGGCGTTTCATTTGGTTTCCTTAAGGGCTGTGGCCCACTTGAAATGGTTGCGTGCGTACACGACCCACAAGGCAGCATTCATGGGCAGGAATCCCCATGATGCCGTGCTGACAATCCATGCTAGCCAAAGTGCTTGATTGAATAGTCCGACAGCCCATGCGTAGCTGCTTTTGTTTCCCGCAAGCACTGTCATGTAGATGGTTATGGCTGACATAAGCCAAGGGAGGTAGTTCATACGCAATCCCCTTGAATATGCTCTTTCAACTTTCTTAACGCAAAACGCGCATCATCGCGCTGCACTTCAAGACGCGCTGCATCAGCCCGCAGCCGCGCAATCTCCGCACGCGCTTCTGCGAGGTCGGAGGCTTGGGAGCGCAGGAGGGTGGCTATCTCTGATCTGGATACGGGCAGATGCTCGTTCTCATCGTTAGCGATGCGGTCTGCCAGTTCCAGCGCTTTGTTATGGGGTGTGTCGTGTGTAGTCATTGTGTAAGCTCCGCAGGCCGCGTGGCCTCTGATTGTTGAATCCATTGCGCAACTCGGCGCAGTCTGAAATTTTCTTCACGCATCCTTTGAAGCTCGGAATGCTGGCGGTTGCAAAGCTCCTCAAGGAAGCTCTCGCGAGTCGGCTGATTGTCTGTCTTGCGGCGGCGGGGGGTCATAGCACCGCCCACAGCACAGCAAATGCAGCAAAGTAAGTAACAGCAAACAGGACTCGCGTTTTTGTCCAGTAGGTTACTTCATTGTCTTCGATGTACGGAGAGCAGTACGGGCCGTATGCATCCTTCAATGTCCTGGGTGTTGCATTATTCGTTTTCATTTCTAATCCTTTGGTCGAGTAAAAGTGCATCAAGTGCAATGGCGCGAAGTGCTATAAGTGCACTTTCTTTGTCTTTTGCAAGCCGTAAATTTGCTTGCATGTCTTCAAGAAAGTTTGCAACTTTTGTTGCAATGGTTGATTTATTCATATTGCCCTCCGCTCAATCTCTGCGCAAACAATGCGAAGAAGGTCTGATTGGGTTTCTATAGCAGAGTCCCAAGCAGCGGCCCTAGCAGAGTCCCAAGCAGCGGCCCTAGCAGCGGCCCTAGCAGAGTCCCAAGCAGCGGCCCAAGCAGCGGCCCTAGCAGCGGCCCTAGCAGAGTCACAAGCAGCGGCCCTAGCAGCGGCCCTAGCAGCGGCCCTAGCAGCGGCCAACTCTTCATCTGTTGCCAGGTCATTCGCATAGCGCTCCGCAACATCGATGACAGCGATGCTTCGCATATCGTTTGTCAAATGCTGCACAGAGCGTGCGCAATAAACTGCAAACAGACGCATTTCACGATGGCATCCATCTACTGCACGAAGGGACCAAAGAGCATCGTCCAGACCATTGCCATCAAGGATGGTCGTGATCAGCAACTCTTCGTCATCTGCTTTCGTCTTGCCGAGGTTCCGCAGCAGCTTCGTCCATCCTTCGTGGCATGGTGAATGCTCACGAATTTTGTTCAATGTGGTTTTCATACTGCGACTCCTTCCATGTAGCTGGCTTCGCATTCCATCAACAAAGCAGTAAGGCCCGATTCGCAGACCATTGGCTTGATGTTGATGCCCTGAAACCAGACGGCCTCAATAAAAAAGTCAGCGACTACTTGGGTGTACTCGCGGCCGGTGATGCGGTCATAGCAGTCCACGTCATCCGTCTCGATTTCGTAGACGACGCGAACATCGGCTTCATTCAGTGTTGTGTACAGTTCCATCTCTTCCCCATCCTTCTTCGTTGTTGATGGGTCCAATGCTATAGCACAATTTACGTCTTGTGTATTAGGGAAAACCCTAATATGAGCCATCTTCTTATGGTGGTAACGTTTTCCACTTCAACAACTGAAAGGAAAATGTGAGAACACAAACACACTGGAATGATGGGACGCCGCGCAGCACAGGCAATGCTTTTTGCCCTGCAAAGCCATCCGGCGTAGACCCAAAAGAAAAGCAGCGCCTGGCGCGCGTCAAAGAATACGACGCCAAGCTCAAGCGCCTGGGCAAGACCCGAAAGCAAGTCGCCAAAGGCAAAGCCCTCCGCATCAACCCAGAGGCCAGCCTAGCTGCCTTTGTACCAAAGTCTGTGATGGCCCCGCGATGAGCCAACAAAGCAAAAACCCTGAACAGCGCGAACTGATCAGGGCTTCTATCACCACTAAGAAAGGGTTAGTAATGAGTGAGAATATTTTAGACGACTATGAAACCTTCGTGCAAGGCAAGCGCCGCAGCGAGGTTGCAACCGGCCATAAGCCCGGCGACCTGAATGAGAACCTGTTCGACTTCCAGCATGCGATTGTGTCATGGGCTGTGCGCCGTGGCCGCGCCGCAATCTTTGCCGACACCGGCCTTGGCAAGACCCTGATGCAGTTGGCATGGGCTGACGAGGTGCAAAGCCACACTGGCGGCATCGTGCTGGTGCTGGCTCCGCTGGCCGTGTCTGAGCAGACCATTGAGCAGGGTAAGACATTTGGCATTGAAGTGCGCCGCGTCCCTGCTGGTGAGGCTCCTAACGCTCCCGGCGTATGGATTACCAACTATGAGCGCATCGACGCTATCGACTTCACCGAACTGCATGGCGTTGTCCTGGATGAGTCCAGCATCCTGAAAAGCCACAACGGCAAGACCCGCACGGCGCTGATTGAAAATTGCCAGTCCGTACCGTACCGCCTGAGCTGCACGGCAACCCCAAGCCCGAACGACTTTGAAGAGCTTGGCAATCAGTGCGAATTCTTGGGCGTGATGACCCGCACGGAAATGCTGGCGACTTACTTTGTCAACGATACGGGCGACACAGGCACATGGCGACTCAAAGGATGGGGCGCATCAAAGTTCTGGGAATGGATGGGCGGATGGGCGGTAGTACTGCGCAACCCATCAGATATTGGCTTTGATGGAACGCGTTACGAATTGCCGCCGCTTCAATACTTTGAGCATGTAGTCCAGACTGAGCAGGTAGGCGATGAGTTGTTTGCCCGTCCTGCCATGACCATGCTGGAGCGCCGAAAGGCCCAGCGTGACTCGATTGTGGCTCGTTGCCGCGCACTTGCTGATGTAGTCAATGCAGAGCCTGATGAGCCGTGGCTGATCTGGACCCACCTGAACGACGAGGCTGATCTTATTGAGTCAACATTATCAGATTGCATCAACGTGCAAGGCTCTGACTCTCCAGAGTCAAAGACCAAAAACATGATGGCATTCACTCACGGTGAGCTGCGCATCTTGGTTAGCAAGCCGAAGATTTGCGGCTACGGAATGAACTGGCAACACTGCGCACGCATGGCTTTTGTCGGCCTTGATGACTCATTCGAAAAGTTCTACCAGGCAGTGCGCCGCTGCTATCGGTTCGGACAAAAACGATCCGTACAAGTCCACCTGTTCACCGCCGAAAACGAAGGCCAGATTCTGGACAACCTCAAGCGCAAAGAAGTGCAGCACCACCAAATGAGCGCACAAATGATAGAACACATGAAAGACATTATGAACAACGAACTCGCAGGCCAAGCAAACATTGTCGATGAATACCGTGAGGATGTTCACCAGTCTGAAAACTTCACTGTGTACCTGGGCGACTGTGTGAAACACTCGCGCCGTATGGCGTCCAACAGCATCGACTATTCGGTCTTTTCACCTCCATTCGCTGATCTGTTTGTCTACTCCAACAGCGACCATGATATGGGAAACTGTAAGGGAGATGATGAGTTCGTGGCGCAACTCAAGTTCCTGATTACTGAGCTTTTCAGAGTCTTGAAGCCTGGCCGTAATGTTTCATTCCATTGTATGAACTTGCCGACAACCAAGATGCGACAAGGATTCATTGGACTGCGTGACTTTCGTGGCGACCTGATCCGCGCTTTCCAAGAAGCTGGATTCATTTACCACTCCGAGGTGGCAATATGGAAAGACCCAGTAGTCGCTATGCAGCGCACAAAGGCATTAGGCCTGCTGCATAAGACCATCCGAGAAAACAGCACCATGAGCCGCATGGGCCTTCCTGACTACGTTGTGACCATGCGCAAGCCTGGTGACTGTGAAGTACGGGTAACCCATGGAGATGATTTGCCGGTGATGATGTGGCAGAAGTATGCCAGCCCTATCTGGGATGACATCAATCAGGGCCGCACATTGAATAAACTTCCAGCACGGGATGAGAACGACGAGAAGCATATGTGCCCGCTGCAGCTTGATGTGATCGAGCGTTGCATTCACCTTTGGACAAACAAAGGCGACTTGATTTTCTCTCCGTTCACTGGCATTGGCTCAGAAGGCTATTGCGCCGTGAAGATGGGACGTAAGTTCATTGGCACTGAGTTGAAGCCGCAGTATTGGGAACTGGCATGCCAGAACATCGCAGATGCTGAACGTGAGCAGGTTGGGATTTTCAGCGATGAAGCAGTCTAGGCCAGACACACGGCTAGAGCGTGCAGAATACCTTTCTCGCGCTCGTTCTATGGCCCTACGGGGCCAGGAACTGCCACAGACAAAGCTACTTGATATGGACGTAGTAAGCATTCGCAGTGCTGAAAGACAGCGCAAAGCTCTGCGTAAACACATCAAAGACAATCTCAGCAACGAAGCGCTTGCACAGCAATTCGGTGTACATGTCCGCACCATTGAGAAAGTCCTGCAATTCAACTCTTGGAGTCACATACCATGACCTACACAGACCTAGAAATGAAAGTAGTCCAGTGGGGCGAGGCCCGGGGCATTGTCCAGCACTCCAACAACATGGCGCAAGCCATCAAGACGATGGAGGAAGTGGGGGAGCTGCTGGAAGCCATCCACAAGGGCGACAAAGACGCTCAGAAAGACGCCTATGGCGATATTCTTGTGACGTTGATCATTGGGTGCGCTACGGCTGACTTTGACCTTGTGGAGTGTTTAGGCCTGGCCTACAACCAGATCAAAGACCGTAAGGGCTACTTAGACAGTAGCGGGGTGTTTGTGAAGCAGCAATAGAAAAAGGCCCTCATGGGCCTTTTTTAATGTCTATGACTGCATCCCTTGCGGCCTCAAACCCTTTGCAGACAATGGCAGTATGTCCAATGCTTTGCAGATAGGCTATCCAGTCCTTTTGTTCTGGTGAGACTACGCCACCCTTGCGGCGCTTCATTTCTATCCATACGTGCCACTCAGGGATGTACAAATCAGGCACACCAGCGCTTACGCCAGTGGCCTTCAATAGCACCGACTGGCTGGCGCTGCGATGACCTCCGTTTGGTATTGCAAAAATACGCACATCTGGATATGTCCGGCGAAACCACTGGACGAATAGCATTTGCTCCTCGTCCTCAGTGGGTATGCGCTCAGTGTTCAAAACGGCACCTCAATTTCCCAGCTCTCGCATGCGTCGCGAGTATCTGCAAATTCCTCTGGTGGCTCCATAAAGAAAACCACACACTGCCCATCTACACCGTAGTGCTCGCAGGTGTGGCAGCACTTAGGCACAGGCTGACGCCACACCAAAACAAATTCTGGTTCTTTGTGTCTCATTCCCAGCTCCTATTCAAAATCCGTGCAAACTTCCCGTCCATCTTGTATTCGATCATGGATGGGGCTTTACCTTCGTTCATGGCGCTTGCCATGTCCTCTAAATCCGCCGAGCTGTAGTCCAATGCAGCCCCAGCACTGTTAGCCATGTTTGCCAATTCAACACGGGCGCGTTGGCCTGCAAAACCATCGTGCATGATTGCATGGTAGCTTGTGATTGGTTTGTCAGATAGCCCGCCGTAGTACGTGCATGCAAGCATCTCCTTGCCGCTTGCCTTGCTCACATGCTTACGCCAAAACCACTCAGTCACCAACAGATCAGTGCCCTCTACGCCCATAATGTCATCATTGCGCAGCGTATAAGACTTCTCTTGTGGCGGTGGGAACTGGAAGCCACAAGCTGGGCATTCCTTGGCACTGATATGCACAAGTTCATTACACTGGTCGCACAACTTTACTGGCGGCGGCCCAGGCTCTGAACTTCCCTTGCGCGGTGGCTGGACTGCGGTGATGGGGCCATGCGTCTCCACCACGCCAGCAAAGTCTAGGACTAGGCAATGGTCTGTATGCTCTTTAATGCGAAGCCCACGCCCTGCCATCTGGACGTACATGCTTGCACTCATTGTGGGGCGCAGCATGGCTATCAGATCGATGTTAGGCGCGTCGAATCCTGTTGTCAGTACATTGGCATTAGTTAGAGCCTTGATGCGCCCTATCTTGAATTCAGCAAGGATACGTGCACGCTCGCCCTTACTGGTGTTACCCGTAACGCATTCAGCAGTGATGCCCTGATCACGCAAGGCTTGGGCAATATGCTCGGAGTGCTGTACGCCAGCGCAAAAGAATAGCCAAGAGCGCCTATCTCCGGCCAGGGCAATAACTTCAGCGACTACCGCTTGGTTCTTATCATCCTTGTCTACCGCTTCTTGTAGCTCTGACTCGATGTACTCTCCACCACGCTTATGCACGCCATCAGTTGATAGCTTTGACTTTGTGAGCTTGCTTCGTAGCATTGCAAGGTGGCCCTTGTAGACTAGCTCCTCAATGCTTACCGGCTCTATAAGTGCGTCAAACAGTGCTGGCTTATCAGTGATTAAGCCGTGGCCCAATCGGTAAGGCGTAGCTGTAAGGCCAATCACGCGCAGTGCAGGGTTAATGACCTTGAGTGCTGCAAGCAATGTTCGGTAGCCGCCCTCATCTTTGTGGCTCACAAGGTGGCATTCATCAATCAGCACCAGATCAATATGTCCTAGCTCTGCGGCTTTGATACGCACTGACTGGATGCCTGCGAAGGTGATAGGCTCGCCAAGCTGCTTGCGACCAATGCTAGCGCTGTAGATACCCATTGGCGCACCAGGCCAATGCTGGCGCATTTTCTCTGCATTCTGCTCGATCAGCTCCTTTACATGCGTGAGCATGAGAATGCGTGTCTCAGGCCATGATTGCAAGGCATCCTTACACAGTGCT